CAATATTATAAACATCTTTGTATTTTTGAATAGCATTTAAACCTGCTTTATCATTATCAAAAAGAGTTATAATTTTTTTATACTTGAGTTTTAAATTTTCAATTATATAGGCTTTGATTAGTGTGTTTTCACTATCCGGAGCTATAACATCTAAATTATAACCAAAACCTTTAAGACATATTGCATCTTTTAAAGAAGAGCAAATGACTAAATAAGGTTGTGTATATTCCAGTTGATCTAAACCTTGTGTATAAGATTTGATCTTTAAAAATTTATTTTTCTTAAATGGTTGATATATTTTATATACTTCATCAGAATTATCGCAATAAGCATAAATATGTTCAGTTTGAATACTTAATTTAGTATTTGCATCTCTACAAATTTCAAAACTCAACACGGGTTTTATATTATATTTTTCAAGTAAAGTTTTACCAATTCTATAAGAAAGCCAATATTTTGCGTCATTAGTATTCCAATCTCTAAAAGTTATATTTGTTACTTGCCATTTAGAGTCAAAATTTAATTCATAGTTTGTAATAGTGTTACTTTTACCAAAAGTATTGTAATCACTTATAATTTTATTACACGCCGCGGAATAATCAATGCTAAACATTTCCATTACTAATGTAATCTTATCACCATATTTTCCAGATGAAAAGTCTTTAAAATAGTATTGGTTTTCTTTCCTATTTACGTAAATACAAAAACTTGGCGTTTTTTCTAAAGGATTCCAAATAGATTTAAGTTTTATAGATTGACCTGTAAGATCGTCTTCTAAATTTAAATAGTATTTAAAAGCCCAGTAACTTGGTACTTGATTTATTTCAAAAATAATATTTTTTGTAGTATACATAAAATTAAAAAGAGCAGGCTATTAACCTGCTCTTTTATATTTTAAAATGTTAAATCTTAGAGTTCAAAATCATCTCCAGAATTTACAGCTGGCGCTTCAAAACTAGAAACTCCACTTGCTTCTTTCTTTACAAATTTTCTGACGTGTTCTTCATAATTAAATGTAATCAATCGGCTAGATTCAACATTAAGACTTTCCATTGGAACGCCGGTTTTAGAAATACGAGGTAAATGTAAATCTACATTAATATAACCCTCAGTATTTTCCCATTCACGACCACCAATGCAAGTGTTGATATAATTTGTATTCTTGAAAATACTTTTACATTTATCCATAAAAGCTTCAATTGTATCAACATTAATATCATCCACTTCATTTCTTTTACCTGTCACATCAGCAAGAAAAGCTACAGACTTTAAAATTTCTTGGTCTTTATTAATTTTTCTACCACTGTCTAAAACAGCATCTTTAAAAGGATATGGAGTTATTCTAACTCTTCCAACTTGGCCTTTATAACGAGGACCATCAGGCTTATTAGCATCAACTAAAAATCCTTGAAATTCTCCGCTTACAGGTTCACTTTCAACATTTAAAATAATATTAAATGAGTTTTTGTCATAAGGAGTTGCCTCAAAAGATAAACTGTTAATTTTAACTTTACAGTTACCAGGTGATAAAACTGGACTTACGCGGTTTGATGAAACATTTTTTGTACTTAGCATTTTTTTTGGTTTAAAGGTTAATTTTCATATTTTTTAATGCATTCTTTTACGAATGCCAAATCATTAGGAATAAATTCCTCGTCAAACATTTCCATTGGTGTTTTGCATGTTGTTTCACCATCTGTTTTAGTTGCAAACACATATGACAAACTACCATCTTCTTGTTTGATTACTTTACCGTATAAAACAATTGAAAATAAACCCTCTAAAGTAAGAGCATTATCAATCATTTTACCCACTGTTTTAGCTTTAATTTTTCTTTTTCCATTGATATCAGTACTTTCTTCACAATGAGTTAGAAAAAATATATATAAGTCTTCTCTTAAATCTTTAGGGAATTTTGCAACTGCGGCTAAATTAGCAGCAATAGAAGTGAATTTATCATATCCTTTTTCAGAAGCTTTATCAAAGTACTCAAAGCTTGACATATACTGCCAGTCATCAACAATTAAATTTTTAATGTGTGGCATTTTTTCATTTACATAGGTCATTGTTTTTAAAACTCCGGGACCTGAAGATACACTTACTAAATTTCCATCTGGGTTTTCTTTGTTTAAGGGTTTATATTTAGTTTTCCAACCTTTAAATGGTAAAGGTTTATTTGCAATATTTATAATAACTGTTTCTTTTGGATCTAAATTCCTAATGGAAGTTGATTTACCAGATCCAGATTCTGCAATAACTAATATGCTGTGTGCCATTTTATTTATTTTTAATTATGTTTTTTATTTCCACTAAAGTATCTGCTATTCTTTCTAAAGCATCTACTATACCAATATTAGAATACTTCCACTCAGGATTCTCAATTTTTAAATCTGATTCTTGGTTTCTATTTGTAATAGGGATATTTGCGTCTAAGTTTCTATTTGTAATATCGTTAATTACTTTTAAATCACTTACAGGTACTAAATATCTTTGAAAACCGGCATTAGATACAATTAATTCATATTCTTCTTGCCAAAAAGGATTAGCCTGAAGAAAATATAATGTGCGTTTTGGATCTTCACACTCATAATTAATACTTACAAATTCAGTGTAAATATCTTGATTGTTTTGTAATTCACTTGCAAAAAAGCTAATATATAATTCATCTTTGCCTTGTGGTCTATATGCCATTTTAGGTATAAAAACAGCAGCATTTTTAAAAATTGACTCAAAATAAGGTTGATGTTCTTGTCTTAATTCTAGAACTCTCAATCTTCTTTCATCAGGTGTAATTTGTTTTTCTGTTTTTGTGTTCATCATCTTGATTGTGTTTGTGGAGTTGGTATTTCTATTATTTCCATTGTACTAAAAAGACCTTTAAAAAAACTTATTCTTGTGTCTCCATTTCTAGCTTTTAAGAAGTGAAATACTAAAACGCTATCATCTTCAATAATATATCTATCTGGGCCATAAAATCTAATTTTTCTATGTGCAGGTCTGTTAATACCAATTAAGTTATCGGCATGTTGTAGCATTGCATCTGAACCAAATATATCTTGTTCAGTAATGTAATTACCATATTTACCATCTATAGCTCTTTCTGGATCTTCAACATTTCTATTTAATTGAGATAAAGTTATAAATAAACAAGGATAATCTCTTTTACATTGTGTAAAAAATTCACCAAGTTCAAATAAAGTATCTAATCTATCTTTTTGATATGGTGCTTTTTTTACAAGTAATGTATGATCAAGAGTTATTATTGTTTTTTTACCTTTATGGTAATTCATATACATATCTACTTGTTCACGCATTTGGTTTACTGTAAGTGGTGTTCCTATAATATCAATAGGATACTTAACTCTTTTTTTAGCATATTCGTAGCATTGATTTATAGTGCTATCTAGAACTTTTGAACCAGAAGCGCTTGTTAATTCTTTATAAGATTTTCCAGTAACAGATGTAAACTCTCTAATTGCTGAGTTTCTACCTACCATTTCAAATTGAAATTCTAAAACTCTATAATCATCATTCGGATTGAGATTGAAGGATTCTCTAATGATTTGGTCTTTAATTAAAGTTTTACCTGAACCAGGTCTCGCTGCAATTACAGTTAAACTATTCCATTCTAATCCGTCTACAGTTGCATCATTAAACTTTGGCCAAGGTGTATAAATAGATTTATCTTGACCTAATTGTCTACTTTTTATATATTTTAATGCTTCATTAAATGCTGAATGTTGACCATCCCATAAATGCTGACTCATACTACTCTATCTTTAAAAAACTCTTTAGGTTTAGTATCAACACCATCTCGCACTAAATCACAATAATCAGCAAGAGTAGACTTTTTTACTTTGTGTTTATCTTGTTTAGAAATAAAATACTGGCTTGTCATCATATACAAATAATTATTATTTGCATATTCTTTTACATACATATCACTTGCTTTGTGAACTTCTTCCCAAGTGTAATCGAATGTAGCAAAAAACCATCTAAAAGATTCATTCAAAGCTTTTACATTATTTCTGGCAGGCATTCCGCTTGGTAATTTTGCTTTAGGAAAAATAGATCTATATTTTTCTATGTTTTCTAAAAAATCTTTACCCATCAACTGGGTGTTTGTTCTTGCTTTAGCTTTTATGAA